AGCGTAGCCGATTAGGTAAAATAACTTGTGAACGCCAACGACTTGCGTTCCGACTGTTTAACCTCACAGGTTGCGGAGCTGGCATGTCCTCATACCGTTCCCTAAGATTTTGTAATTCTGTTATATATAAACCCATGTACTGTGAAGCCATCTGAGGGTCTTCTTGCTGTTCATAAGCTCTCGAAATGCCGTAAGTAGCTACAACAATATGAAACGGAGTGGGTAAAGTTGAAGGTTCAAGACTGTCAGCAGAACCTGGTCCAAAAGGCGCAGCTTCTTTATACCCTCGTACATTTATTGTCGCACCAGATGAAGGTGTCGGATACAACCTTACATTCTCACCCCAATAAGACCACCACCAAGGGTCACCTGAAGTACCAACATTTAATGGGTAAACCACGTCACCCTCGTCACGTCCAACAAAAGTAATGACATGACTATCAGTGCGTAACGCAGCTACTTCACGCAAACCGTTAGTAACTGACGCACCAACAGCAGCGAGCGAATAATCTTTCTGACCGCCTACTGTTGTGAAAGTTGTTGAAACTTCCAAAAAAGGCCAACGTTTCTGACTGTAAATAATACGGTCATAACCTTCGCCTAAAAAACGATTTAATGTATCGTCTGAAATGTCTGTTGAATCTATATCCACTACGGCACGAATATAGGTTCTCATTTCTGAAATTTGCATTTTATTCCTTGTGGAAGACGCATAAGTCACTGCCCGTAACAGGACGGCCTTTGCAGGCGGCCCCGCTACGAGTCAGTGAAATACACTTGGTCACCTTCTCTTCAGGGATAGGAGCTTGCTTTTTCATTTCAGGAAGACGAGTAACGTTCCGTCCTTTTCCCACCGCCTCAGGGCGGGGGGAAGCATCACGAAAGTTTTTGTCTGCACCAGGTTGACCGTAAGGTCGTGAACCTGACTTATATGCGTAAGCGAGTTCCCTTCCCATGATTAAGCAGGTGTTATACCGTAGATGTACCCTTGACGTGAGCGGTTGCTTGTCGTCAAGTTTCCGTAACAAAGAATCTGTGAGAACACAGCATCTTGATTCGTTGGGCGCACGAACGGGGTTGGTTTAAACCATACGTCGCTGTGAGCTACGAGTTGGAGGTACTTGGTGTTAAGGAAATACATTTTTCCTTCACCAGCAAGAGTACCATCAAAGGTAATTGGAGCACCCTTGAACAGAAGGTTCTGGAACCCTCCGTCAGCCATATCGGTGTCCGTGTAACGAATTTGCCCATCGAGGAGATCCTCGTAAGCTTCGTACTGGGATTGACCAGTGATGATAATTGTTGGTTGATCGTTACCAACAGAAACGTTGTTGTACATGGTTGCCATTGACTTAACGTCTATCGCACCAGCTTGGTTAGCAACTGATGATCTCCACCATGAGTTGTCTCCTGCTGTAGCATCAATACCAGCAAAAGCGGCTGAACCGTCATCATTGCCTAAACCGATGCAAGCTGCAAGCCCAAGCATGTCCTTGCTACCATTACCTGTACCATTACCGAAAAGCATGGTGTTCATGTTTTCAATAATTGTTTCTTGAGTTTGGAAGATTTTACCTTCCAACAGATCGATGATCTGCGCTTCGCCATTGTTTTTGGCTTCTTCAAGACCATTGATAGTTACTGTTGCAGCATACTGTTTCCAGTCGTACTCAGCGGCTGTGATGCCTGTCTGAGCAGTTGTGGCTATAGTATCTGTTCCTGAGTAAGAACCAGCGGTTGAGTTTGTTCCATAAATAAGAGGAACAACGATTTTCGCACCACCCGAAACACGCCTAATTGTCTGACCATTTGTCAAAGCGTAGAACAAAGGTCTAGCTGTGAAAATGTTGTCAGTCAGTTTAGGTATATAGTTGTTTAACGTAGTGGAGAGAATTTCGTCAAAGTTAGCATTACCTGCCATTTGTATTTCTCCTTAAAAGGTTAGTTGCCTAATTGTTGTTTAGCTAAAGCAAAAGCCTCACGAAGCGTAGAAGGTTCTTTAGTCTTATCAGTGCTTACTGCACCCTCTTGAACGGATTTACCGCCCTGAACAGGTGCCCCTTTCCTTTTAGCATCTAAAGCATCAGCATCACGCTGTAATTGACCAGCGTAATTAGCCATAGTTCCAAAATTCTTATGGGCGTAAGCAGCTTCAAGATTAGCGATTTTGTTATTTAACGCATGTTGAAACAACTCACGTTCATCAAATTCGCCGTAAACCCCTTTAAGCCTTGTTACCTCTTTGTCTAAAGCTTGTTGTCTATGCGTCTTCGCTTGATGAGCAACTTGTGCTTCAAGTTGCGCCACACGCTGTGTTGTTGGGTCCTCATCCTCCCAAGACATATCGTCTTGAGTTCCAGGGTTGCCCTGTACACCAAGTGCGCCACCTAAAGCGTCCAGAGTTCCTTGTGGATCAGCTTCTAAAGCTGCCACAATAGTCTCTGCCTGCTGCAAACGTTGACGTTCGGAAGCCAACTCTTGCGTCTTACGAGTGTAATCCGCTTGTCGTTGATATCCTTGTTGAAGTTCCTCAAGGGTGACCTGATGCTCCGCACCATCAATTTTGACAGTGTAATCACCACCAGGTTCCATCGGTTCTTCTATCGAAATTTCTGAATTATCCACATTTGTGGGTTCCGTTGTTTCTATGTTTTCTTCGGGCACTATTGCCTCCTAAGGAGTCCTATAAATTGGTTGCTCCTATTACACACCATAAACTGTCCCAGATGGGGGATTATAAGTTAGGTAATTCCAGACCCATCTGATTTTGCAACTGCAATAAAAGCTCAGGAGGGACCCCACCAGTAGGAGCAAATGATCCACCCTCAGGCGGCATCATTGGCCCCATAGCCATTTCTGGCCCAACCCCTTGCGGCATAGGAACATCGCCCTGAGGTGGCGCAGGTTCCTCACCCGCAATCTCCTGCTCCTGAGGTGTTGCAGGCTGCTGCACCATAAATTTGGCAGGGTCTTTAATATCAAACCCTTCTTCCAAAATGTGCATGGCTAATGCAGCAGGATCAATAACAGTACCCACAAACGGGGCTACGGCATTCATTAAAGAAACCGCTTGCTGTTTACGAATCGTGTCGTTAATAGGTTGGGTTGAACCACCTTCTACTGAGAAATCGTACTCGCCTAAAACTTCTTCACGAGTGTAAGGAACATACAGATTTTCGCCGCCTTTCATAGCGACTCTAGCCATAGCCTCACCAGTCATAAATTCTTGAATTAGTTGCAAAACTTTTCGAGCTACATGACCTATTGAAATTTCAACAATCGCAAGTTTGTCCGCAGCTCTAGCATTTTGTGCATCCGCAATAATAGATGCTTCCGTCGCTGTGCGACGAATCTCAGGCATAGCGCCTCTTGCATACTCTGAAACACCTGAAACAGTATTAATGTCTTCTTCAATAATGTTTGAATACGCATAAATATCGTTTGAAATAGGAACCTGTGGCATAGGTACAACAACCTCGCTTAAAGGTTTGTTCTCATCAACAACAGGAACCAAACGACCATCTTCATCCGACTCTAAAGCTTCACGACCTTCAGGTCCGAATGAACGCTCGTGATACAAATATTTACGAGCATATCTTTTTCTGTCATTCATCAACTGAGATCTAGTCTTATCTAATTCCAGTTGCAAAGACTCTATAGGTTCAATATCACCCACAGGATAAAACAATTCAGGCACATCATAATTTCTTATCATTACAAAAGGTTGCCCAAAAGCGTACGGCATAGGTGTAGGTGACACTAAGAAACCTTCACCGTTGTCAGCAAACACTGACATTGTGTTAGATGGAATATCATAATATTCCCAAATAACTACACGATCATCGCTAAGAAATTCGTTTTTATTATCTTCGTAATAACCATCCGAGTACATAGGGTTAATGTTTGCGTTAGCAGTCAACCCTTTGCGAATCGATGGACTGTACCTGCGATCTTCTTTAGCTTCTTCTAAAGGACGAATAACTCTTTGAGCTATCCAAGTAAGATCCTCCATGCAAGTAGCTTCAGGATCAACAAACATGTCGAACGGAGAAACCCTTTCAACAAAAGGCTGATCCTCAACAATAGTCATTTCAGTCGTTGGAAGATTAGCTGCTATATCCTCATTAGTAGGCAGCTCCCCTGCCATAGCAGGATTTTCCACAGCAAACATGTCTGCTTCCTCAACAGCCATATCATAAATTTCTTCACGTTCACCGTCGCCTATAGAACGTTCCTGTTCAATAAAACGCCAACCGACTTTTAACCAGCCGTGACCGAAAATAAGAAAATCTTTAACAGAACGACGGAAAGGCTTACGGAAATCGTGATGCCTCCACAAATGGTTAATAACAGCTTGAACAAACGCTGCCCTGTCCTCATCACTAGGATGATTAGCTTTAACCGTAATCTTAGGATGATTAACAGAAACACTAGGTGCTATAACGTTAATCGTTGAAAAAGCCAGGTTAACAGCAATCAGATCACGTTGAGCTGTTGTAGTTAACGGCCAATGTTTACCACGATACAAATCTATTAAACGTCGCCAAAGATTGTCATAACCTTCTTGATCCCGCCAACGTCGTGAAAGATCCAACTTGTGTTGGAAATCACCTAACTGTTCAGATCTTGTTTTACGTGCCATTAAACTTTCTCTATGTTTCTGCCTTGAGATCTTGCTTCAGCAACAATTTTTTGTTCACGCTCATTACGAGTTAAGTGTATCTCATCAGGAGCTAACGCACGTTCACGCCAAGCACGATCTGTGTGTACTCGCAATCCTAATAGTTTTTGTCGCCACTCCCACAAATCCAACAATTCTTCATGCGTTTTAGGACCTTTATGGTCTTTAACATATTTGCAAAACTCTTGGTATGTGGCCTCAGGAGGGAGGACCGCCATTGTTACGGACGCTTAGTGTGCGGCGTATAAGTATGACCACCCAAAGCAGGTTGCGGATCAACATTAGGTTCAACCTTGCCAGTTGTACCATGCTGATTCATAGGTGTTTCACGTACTGTGTTTTCCCCATAACCACCTGTCTGGTTAGCATATTTAGGATCGTCAAATCTTTGACGAGCAGAGTTAGGTTGTGCAGCATCCCATAAAGGGTTAGTTACAACTGAACTACCACGCTCCATTTTATTATTCTGACCCTTAGGGCCATCAACTGTTTCCGACGCACTGGTGTGCGAAACGAATCTTGCCATTAGCAATCTCCTTGTAGATATATCTATAAACCTAGCCTAGGTGTCCCACGCACTGTATTAGTGCCAATTCTCATAGCATCAGCCGAATCGTTACTTTCACCTGTAGCCAACCTACGGAACCATTCAACAGTCCAATAATCGTCAGGTTTCTCCACATACTCAGGAGCGAAAGCAAACTTTCGCATCTGATTAGCTAAAGCTAAAGCCATAACACGGTCATCAAAAGGTGAACCAGACATAGAACCCCTTTCGTTACGAACAAAAGTTCTTAACTCTTTAACAGTATTCAAATCGTAAATAGTCAACTCACCGTTACGCAACGCAGTAGACAAATCGTCAATCATTAAAGGTTTAGAAGTCCTAGTTGTTTTCCAACCATACTCTTGACCTATACGAGCAGTAACCTGATTTAAAGCACGTTTACGAAACAACCTAGGGTAACCCAACTGTCTTAAAACAGTGATCGTAGTTAAACCATGATTGTTAGATTCCACACAACACAACGCATCCCTGTAAAACAAACCGACACGCTCACATTCGTGAGCTAACTCGTCAGGAGGGATATGCCCATGCCACACAGCAACCTGTTCACCAGTACGAACATCCAACACTTGAATACACGAATAATCACCGTGACCTAAACCCTCAGCAGTATCAACACCCATAACGTAACTACTTTGACCATTAGGATATTCCCAAACAGTTAAACTCATACCCTAAACTCCACTGACCTAGCTGAAAGGTTATGCAAATAACCTTCAGTACCTGAACGGCAACGCAACTCCATTTCATCCAAAACATCTAAATCAAACACAGGGTTACCTGACCTTACAAACGCTTCCTCAGGCGTAGTCGGATACTCTTGAGCCAACTGCCAGGGTAACATCGAAATTTGTTTAGACTCGTACCAAGACTGGTCACGATCTTCAGTCGCAGACCACGGATAGAACATTGTCGCAAACTTGTTATTACCCGTTGATGCACCAGTCCAAAGGTGATGAAAAAAATTGCCAGAACCGTTAGCGGTGGACAAACCAATAATGCGACCACCGACATCAGCGACTGGTTCAATAGAAGCCCATGCTTCCTCTGGATTTGGTAAAAACGCCCATTCATCAACAACAATAAGCGTAGCTGATTCACCACGAGCAGGATCGGATGCCGAAGGCATCGAAGTTATTTGAGAACCATTCCCAAAAAATAATCTTTGCTGATGATCAACCATAGACTTAGGACCACGCTCAACCATCCATCTAGGCAAATGAGAAAAACCATATTTGGTTTTACGCAACAACAACACAGCTTCACGCTCCGTACGAGACAAATCAATAATGTTCTGATCAGCGTGAAAATAAGCTAACCAAAACTGGTGAGCTGCAACAAGAGTAGTCCACCCAATCTGACGTGCCTTTAAGGTAAGACTGTAACGATTCTTTCCCCAGTGTTCGAGGGCATCTGATTGTGCACGTCGTAAATCAAATAAAATACGACCATGAGCAGGATGAGCGATATGCCAATACTTACGTAAGAAATAAGACTCATTTCTTTCACATTTTCTCCACTCTGCTTCTTGCCTTAATTCGGCTACACGAGACATCTTTAACCTTCGAGCAACTCGACCTTATCAGCTAACAACCTCAACTGATCGGCAATCGACAAAGGTTTTTCAACAGCTTTCTCCGACTCCTCAGTTTGCTTATCAGCCTCCTCCTTAGCAGCAACCATACGACTTATAGCATCCCAATCAATACCCTCAGCTAACGGATCAGGACCCAAATTTTCCAACTTGTAATCTTTAACAGACCAAGCCATATTCTTTTTAGCAACAGCAGGACCACCATAATAAGCATCCAACCAAGCTCTAGTAACAGCAGTCTTATCAGTCACAACAATATTGTGACGAACCCAATCTTTACCATCAATACGAGCACGAATAAACCCATCATCAAAATCGGCTTCACACTCAAACAAAACCTCAGGGCCACCAACCCTAACAGACCCAACCTTAATAGAATCACCCCACCTAGGTTTCTGCCCCAAATGGTAAACGTACATTCCAATAGGAACCATCAAACCAGAAGTCTTACCAAACCATGTACGAAAAGAAAAACCATCAGGACTAGGACGACGATTACCATGACCGAAAGAACGACCCTTAGAATCCTTCCAACGCAAATCAGCAAAACCTAAAGTCTTACCAGTCGAATCAGAGTTCCAGCTAGGTAAAAGCTTAACCCTGTAAGACACTTTCACATGACGTGAAGGTGTCACATCCTTATACAAAGCACACCCGTAATGACTGTTACGCTTAAACATTAATTGCAAAGCATCTTCACTCACATAAGAATTATGGATCTTCCCATCCCAAGAATCTTCCCAACCCTTATCAAAATTTTCGTGAACCAAAACGGACATGTTAACTCCTAACCAGGATGAGATTTTAAAAA